GTCGAGGACCTCGCGATCGGTCGCCACCTTGCCTTTCTCGGTTTCCTTGAACATCGGGACGCCGCGCGCCTTGAGGTACGCCGCGACGTGCTCCGGGGAGTTGATCAGGAAGGTCCAGCCGCGCCCGGAGCCGCGGCATTCGGAGCACACGCCCACGCGCGGCACGTTCTCCGGCTTGCGGCGTTCACCAAGGGCCGCGTGTCGCCCCGTCGTGATCTCCCCGAGGCCTTCGCACTCCGGGCAGTCGGCCGCGTAGGCGTCATGGAGCTCCTGGAGGCGGATCCGGTGGCGATCGAGGAAACCAGGGGGGTCCGCGGGCCGATAGCTCGCCGAGGGCTTGCCTGTCTTGGTGAATTGCTTCCCCGATGCCCCCCGGGGCCGCTTCGCTTGCTCCATGGCGAGCCGGTCAAAGAGCTTGTCGTGGATCTCGGGGGCCGCGGCTTTCGACTCGATCCCCACGCGCGCGAGCGCGACGTCGGCGGAGAACTTCTCCTCAAGCTCCGCATTCCGCTTCCGGTCGAGCGGGATCCCGACGATATGCATCCGCTCGTGGTAGGCCATCGCCTCCATATCGGCCTGGTAGGTCCGCTCCGACTTCGTGTGCTTCACCATCGAGAGTAGAGGCTTGGTGAGCCGCACGGTCGCGAGGGTGTCGAGCGCGTTGTACCGCGCTTTGTCCTCGGGCTTGTCGCCGCTCGAACGGTACTCTGCCTTCCAGGGTCGGATGGGGAAGATCTGCGTTGCGATGCGCTGGAGGTCGTGTGGGAGCCCGGGGAACGCGTTCTGATGCGCCGTCATCGTGTCCTCGATGGGCCCCGAGACCGGCATGCCGTACCGTCTGCAAATCGGACGGTCAAACGAGCCATTCTGAAACGACTTCGTGATCGTGGAGTCCCGAAGCAACGCCGCGAGGAGCCGACGCGTGCGCGGCTGGAGGATGTCCCATCGGACGGACACGGCCCCCTCGACGGTGCCCACGCCGATCAGGTCGAGCGTAGCCTTGTAGGCGGAGAGGGAATCCGTCTCGAGGTCGCACGCCAGGAGCTTGAGGCAGCGCGCGTCGCGCGCGACCCCTGAGATCAGCTCGTGCGCGCGGTTCGGGTCCTCGAGCTCCCACTCGACATCCTCGGTGAAGGGCTCGAGCTTGCCCTGACCGAGGCGGATGGCCTTCGAGAAATCGTAGAGGAGGAGCCAATAGAGCAGGTCGGGCCGATGCGCCTCCCCCTCGGCGCCGCCGCGGAGGATCGCCGCGGGGTGGATCGTGGGGATGATGCCGCGGCCGTCGATCTCGTGGTAGGAGCCCGCGAGCTTGGAGATCGAGAAGTCCGAGCCGATCAGGGTCCGGGCGGCGACGGAGCCGAGGGCCAAGATCGGGCGCCCTGGAAAGGCTGCGAGCTCCTCCTTGAGGCGCGGAGCACAGCACTCGCGGGCCTTTTCCTTCTGAGAGTCCGTCGCCCCCCGCGGCGTGCAGAGGAGGGCATTCGAGATCCAGAGCTGAGGCCGCTCGGTTCCCAGCCGCTCGAGGACATCGTGCACCATCTTCCCGGAGGCCCCGACGAATGGCCGGCCCACGTGGCGCTCGTTCTCCCCAGGGCCCTCGCCGATGACGATCAGGAGGGGCTCCGCAGGCCCCTCGCCACGCACGGGGAGCGACGGCTTGCCCTCCTTCCCGAACGGGCACTCTCCGCACTTCGGCGACGTCCCAGGGCCCCGCAAGATCTGCGGCACGGTTGCCAGCTTGCGTGCGGGCTCGGTCATGACGCGATCGCCTTGAGCCGACTTTCGAAGGCCTTCCGCCTCCGCTCCTCCGCCCGGCGCCATGCGATCCACGCCGAGAGCGCCTCCGCCGTCGCCAGGTCGCACTCTTCGCACGCCGCACACTGCGCGACGCCCCCCGTCGCATCGGTCGTGCAGTTAGAACAGCAGGTCAACGGCGCCCCGAGCTGGAGAGCCTCGACGCTTGCTCCTCTGCGTAGGTGAACTTCGGCCCCGTGAACGGCACGCCGGGGCTGAGGAGGGCGCCGACGTCTTGGAACACCCGCGCAAACAGGCCTGTGACGTCCGTCTTCCCCGGCACGTAGATCACAGCGGAGGCGTGAGTAGGAGAGGGGCCCGGCGTCCCATCGGGGCGATCGTAGCGCACCCGCTTCGGCGGGATGCAGAGGGGAAAGTCCGTCATCGCGGGGAACGTGCGCGCCTGCGAACGCGAGAGGGCTTCGAGGGAGAACGAGAGGAAGATGCCGTGGGAGGCGCGTCCCGTCTGGATCTCGAGCATTGCCTTCGCCCAGAAAAGGATCTGTTGCGACTGGGGGCGCCCCGTCCCCCCGTCGAGGCCCGCAAGGATCCTCGTTCCCCCCGGAGGGTTACAAAAGAACGCCCCCGGCGACGACGTGATCCCCCAAGGCTCCGAGAGGCCGTCGGTCCGATGGCCATAGAACGAACGCGCTTTCACGCGCCGATTGGCAAACGCCGAGGACGCGGGATCGATGTCGATCTCACCGAGGACGGCGTGAACCTTCTCGAGGAGCCACAATGGGGTAAGCCAGCCGTCGCTTTCGCTGGAGTGCTGAGCGTTCACTTGAGCCTCTCGATCTCGCGGTTCAGGTACCACGCGGCTTTGCGAAGGTCTTCGAGCGTGTCCTCCTTCTTGCCCGCGCGACAGATGTATTTTACGGCATTACCGAGGCAGAATCCAAGCCCCCACGCCTCGATCACCTTGATCGCTTCATACGGGTTTTCTGCCCCACCGTAGTGCGCAGGATGGTTGACGCGATCGCGGTCATACACCCCTGATTTGGGAAGAGGGGCGGGGAGAGGGACGTGGCCTCGGACGATCTTGCAACGCTGGCACGTGTCGCGCGGGTAGCCGTGGCCGCAGAGCTCGACCTGAGCGGCGGCTTCGAGACCTTTCTGCACGCACTCGCCGCAGACATCCTTTGCCGCGACCCCGTGAACGCACGCCCCAGCGTATTGGCACAGCTTCTGGTGCCGATAGAACCCCTGCCCGTCACCGGGGCAGTCACAGATCTTGGCGAAACCACTCACGATGCGCGACCTTCCTCTTCGGCCTCCTCCTCGTCGTCCTCGTCGCCCCCGTCCTTCCGATCGTCGGGCTGCGCCACCTGCGCGCGCATGCCGCCGTTGGCAGGGTCGCGGGCCCAATCCCGCTTCATGACCTCGCGGGCCGTGAGCACGAGGGTCGTGAGGAGGTCGAGCCGGAGGATCGTCGCCACCTGCATCGAGTAGACGAGGAGGTCGGCGAGCGCGTCGGAGGCCTTCGCCCGGAGGGCGTCGGGGTCCTTCAGCCCTCGGATCCCCTGCACGTGCTTGAGGGCCGCGTGGGCGAGCTCCCCGGCCTCCTCGCAGACCCCGAGAACCTGATTCACGAGCGGCTGTGCGCCGAAGTGATTCGCCTGCCACGCCGCAAGCCGCGCTTGCAGCGTGACGAGCTCGATGAACACGTCCGACGTCATCGAGGGGGGAACGTCCGAGCCGGCGTAGGCGTCGAATGCGATCCGGGCTTCCTGCATGATTTCGTGCTCGGTCATTTGGCTAGTCCCCTTCCCTTCTTGTAGCGTTGGGCGATTCGAAGCTGTGAGCGGTGCACGGTCCCCGATCCGTTGCAGAACTCGCAAGCCACCATACCATCCGTGCCGCGGCCAGCGCACAGCGGACACTCGAGCCACCGGGCCAGCGCAGCCTGGCGAGCCTCTTCGGTAGTGACGCGACGCCATTCACACGAGCGGCATCGCGGAGGGTCCTCGTGCTTGAGAACCTTGTCGCCGCAATTCGGGCAGAAGACCGGTATGGTCCGATCCCCGCCGCGCGTGAGCGGTGTTTTCGGCGGAAGGTGTTCGAGGTGGAGCTCATCGCGTGTGCACCGATCGTCTTTGCAGACGACTACGGCATGACCGTTCGGTTTGAAGTTGTTATCGCACGTCGCACAGTAAAACCAGCGATCCTCCTCGACCTTGACGCTCCGCACCTTCGCGCTATAGCACTTCGGGCACCGGAGCTCGTGCTCGTCTCGCTGTAGCATCTGAACACCTCAAGGGGGACGCCGTACCGGGGCCGTCCGGTAGGCTTCGCCTAGGTTGAGGACGGCCTCCCCTAAGCTCCGCGCCCAAGTTATCCCGGTCGGCGTCCCGATCAGGCGTTCAGCGGCCCTGAACGCGCGCCGACGGCGATCCCTTCTTGGCCGGGGGCGCCTTGGGGAGGGCCTTCTCCCCCATGAGCTTGACGTTCGTCTTGGTGATCGGCTCCTGGGTGACGGGGTCCGTCACAGTGTAGGTGTTCTCCGCGACGGTCGCGATCAGCCGGGCGCCGATCACGGCCTGCGTGGAGAAGCCCCCGCGCTCGTCGAGGCGCACGCCGCAGGCGTTGAGGACGGCGCACAGCCGACCGATGGCGCGCTCGGTGAGAGCATACCAGCCCTTCATGCGCTTCCCGGTTGCCTCGCCGTCGGCGACCTCGAAGGTGATTTCCACCTGCGGGGTCCCCTTGCGACTCTGGCCCTTGTCGCAGCCCACGACCTCGAACAGGTACTCGCCCGGGTCGGGGAAGTTGACGCTTCCGTCCCACGCCTGCGCGTCCTGATCGGTGACCATGCCGCCCAATTCGATGTAGTCATTCATCTGCTCGGACATCTCTCAGCTCCTTCGCTAGCGGTTGATTGGCCGGGCCGCGCCAACACGGCGCGCCACGCCCTGAACGGGCGCGGGCCGCGCGGCGCGCGGTTCCAGGCCCAGAAATTGCTCGACTTGCTTGAACCCACACTCCTCGTCGAGGACGAGGGGATCGGGGAGGGCTCCGCCGTCGCGGCCCCCCGCGATGAACGGCCCCCACGGGCGCGTGCGGATCTCGTAGACCGGCGGCGCCGCTTTCTCGCCCGTGCCCCCCGGGCGGTAGGTCCGGTGGTAGAACAGGTGATCGCAGAGGGCCGGCGCCTTCCCTGCCATCTGCCCGACGAGGAGCGGGCCCCCGAGCTTGCCCTCCTCAGGCTCCTTGTGTAGACAAAGCCACACGATGTTCGTGGTGTGGAGCTGGTGCACGCGCCCCATCAGATACTTGAGGTGGAACGCGAGATCCTGGTAGAGGAGCCGCCGCTCGCCGGTCTCGCCACCCTTGGCCTGGCGCTGGCGGAGCTCGAGCTCCGCGAGATAGCCGTCCACGTAGAACGTAAGCGAATCAACGCCCACCGTCCAAAACGAGTCCGGGTCGCGCTTGATGTCGGCCTCCGCGTCGCGGATCGACTCCATCATCTGCTGAGCGTCGTCCACAGCCCACACGACAGGCTTGCGGCCCGGCTCGTAGAACGCGTCATCAGGCATCGTCCGCATCGTTTCCCACCCCGACTCCTTCGCATCCGCGATGACGAGGGGGCGCGGGAACCCGGCGAGGAAACGCGTTTTGCCCGACCGAGACGCACCGTAAGACAGTGCGGTGATCCGAGTCTTGAGGGCATCCTTGCTGAGATCGATCACACGCTTCGGCATCATCTTCTCCTGTCGATCAAGGCGTACACGTTGACGGTGCGGTTGCACGAGGTCGCCACCATTTGCGCGCTACCGTACACGTGCACTCGGCCCTCGTACCCCACTACGAGCTCTCGCTTGACGATCCGCCCTCTGCGGATCAGGGTGTGCAGGGTGCGCCAAACCGCGGCCGAGTCACGCTTGAGGGCTTCCACAAGCTCCTGGATCGTGAAGTGCCCTCCAATGGAGCGCATGTAGCTGATCAGCTCGCCTTGAGCGCCGAGGCCGTCGAGGGCCGTGCACGCCTCGCACGCCTCGCGAGCATACCCCTTGACGTTCCCACAGTCACACGCCAGGGAGCGGTAGTTCTCACCGAACTCCGGATCCCAACGCTTCGCCCGCTCCCTCGCAGCGTGCGATCGGTTCCACGCCATCCTACTTCGAGCCCCCGGAGGCGCAGTGCTCGAAGAGGGAGCACTTGCCGTAGCGCCCGATGCAGGAGTGCCGTGACCGCGGCCACACGCCGGTGGCCTCGCAGACGCGCTCGAACGCGTCGAAGACCTTCAGATCCCGCGTGTGCTGGCGCAGTTGTGCAGGGAGCACGGGGACGAGGACGCGGCGGAAGTCCACGACGCGTGTCTTGAAAGCCAGGTTCACGATCACGCCTTGGAGCTCACCGAAGACCCGATCGAGCCGGTTCCGCTTCCAGAGCATTTCCTGGCCGATGATTTCACCGTCGGAACGCCAGCCGTCGAGGGTCGCGTCGTCCATCCGTGACGCCGACTTGTGCTCGACGATCCACGTCCCCTCGGGGAGCCCGAGCGCGTTCGGCCCCACGTTGGCGATCAAATCGTACCGGCACGTGTCGCCTTGCTTGGACTCCTCGCGGTGCTCGACGGCCATCGGGGTGAGGTAGTCGTCCTCGTAGCGGAAGGTGTACGCGGTGTAAAGGCGATACGCCTCCATGAGGACCTCGCCCGAGCACCCCTGCTCTGTGAGCTGGAGGCGGAGCTCATCGGGCTCGATGGCAGGTGAGGGCTCCCCCACACTCTCCAGACGGGCACTGTAATACAGTGCGAGAAGCAAGTGAAACAGGATGCCGACCTCGAGCGCGACGCTCCGACTGAGCTCCCCCTGTCGGATGGCATTGTAGTAGTACGGGCACTTCATGAACGCGGCGCGCGAGGACCAGCCGCGACCCGACTTCCCGCCAAGGAACTCGAGACCGCGCAGCTTGAAGATCTCGCGCAGCGCCGTGTCGATCGGCGTGACGTTGAGGAACGCGTCGAGCTCGATGCGAACGTTAGCCATCAGTCATCCTCCTCGCGCAGGATGGCTTTCTTCAGGCGATCGAGGTCGCCGCGGCCGAGATCGAACGAGGGGCGAAGGATGTCGATCTTCGTGTCCGAGGCGGGGAGCCCGAGCGTTTCTGCCACGTGGAGCTTGCGCCGAAGGGTTTCGATCAACGCATGCTCGACGCGGTGGTTGATCGCGATGTACGTCACGTGCATCGGCCGGTCGGGATGGAAGGTGCGCATCATGGCCTGGCCGAGGACGGCGGGCGTCCAGTCGAGCTCCGCGAACACCGCGTGCTCCGCGTGCGAGAGATCGACGCCAGCCTGCGCACAGCCCATCGTCGCGACGAGGGCCCCTTTCGATTTCCGCCAAGCGTCGAGGACCTTCTCGCGCTCGTTCTGCGTGTCCTCGCCCGTGATGAGGAAGCCTTTCAGTTGCGTCGCGATGCTCTCCGCCGTCATCTTGTGCCACGTCCAGACCACGACCGGCGCCTTTGGGGTGATCTTCGAGGCCGCACCGACGGCGGAGCCGATCTTCTGCTGAGCGACGACGCGCCGGAGGCGCGCGATCTCACCGACGGGCGTGCGGAGGCGCCCCTCCTGGCGGATGTCGAGACAGATCATATCGATCTCGCGCTCGACGTTCTCCGAGACGGGGACCTCGACGATCGTCTGCGTGATGTCGGGGTCGTGGCCGAGGATGTCGTACCACGTGCGGCGGAGCATGACCTCAGAGAGCCGAAGCTTGAGCTCCTCGACGTTCGTGGGCGGCCCGAGCTGGAAACCGTGCGGGCCCTTGTGGGCCCCCGCGTAGCGGATGGCGAAGTCCCAATACTTCCCCCAGGCCCCCGGATTCAGGACCGCGAGGATCGCCCACAGGCCCGCCGGATCGTTCCAGAGTGGGGAGCCCGTCGCGGCCACGACTCGATGCGCCCGCGGCGACATGATGAGCGCGGCCTCGGTCCGATAGCTCTTGTGGTTCGACGCCAGGAGATGCGCCTCGTCGAAGCAGAGCGTACCGATGTCCTGGCGGAGCCCGATCGACTGCCACGAGCTGAGGATGTCATAGTTGCAGAAAACCAGCTTGGCGGCCTCGATCTCTTCTCGCTCGTACCGACGGCCCGACAGTAAGACAGGCTCGATATCCGGCCAGCGTGTGCGCATCCACTTGAGCCACGACGCGCGCGCGGACAACGGGCCCACGACGACGAGCGGCCCGCTCGCAGGGTCGTGTGCCGCGATGACGGTGGGCGTCTTACCACTCCGCATGACGTCGGCGAGGAGCGCGCCGCGCCGCGCGTGGAGGAAGCCCGAGCCGGAGATCTGCCACGAGTAGGGATCGAACCAGTCGCAGAACCCAGCCTTGTGGCTTTGCTCCTCGACGAAGTTCTCCCACGCCCATGACGTGCCCTTGAGGGTGTCGTCCACGTAGAGGTTGGGGAACTCGATCGCCAGGAGAGGGAGATGGGTGAGGTGGATCAGCGGAGTCCGCCCGTCCTTCAGAAACTGAACTCCGGGGGAAGGTCCGGCCACCTTGGCGGCCTCGCGGGGGCTGATGCAGAACCAATCGCGCTGATGCGAAACCGTCGCGGTGACGTTCACTGGAATCTCCCTCCGAGATACCGTATGACAGTAGTCCCGAGCGCGAACGGTGTCAAGAAAAAGTTTTCGACCGTCACCTTGACAGGCCGCTCGAGGGAGCGTAGCGTTCGAGATCGCCGCTTGAAGCGGCACACCAACCGACTACCACAACGTGCCCACCCCGAAAGGGAGAGGGGTGGTGAGGTGCGCCTATGGCGAAGAAGGCTCCGGTCACTGAGCAGGGAATCCTAGACGACGTTGTTTCCTACCTGGCCGAAGATCGACAAATCATCTACGAGGACGCAAATTTCTGGGTCTACCGCTACGGCGCCTTCTGGCTTCTCCCCGAGGCAGATTTCCGCCGCGCGGTGATGTCGCGCTTCCCGACGTTGCCTTTCACGATCATACGCAGTGTCGTCGAGAGGGCGCGCACGCAACTAACCCCTTCGATGGGCGCGCGGTTCTTCACGCCGAAACCCGTCGTCGTCTTCACCGACTGCACGATCGAGGTGAGCGCGGAAGGGCTCCGTGCGCGATCGCACAGTCCGGAGGACCGCGCGCGTTTCCGCTTCACCTTCCCGTGCCCCTTCGAGATCCCGACGGAGTTCGGCCCCGTCCCGCCGGAGAAGCTGGAGTGGCGTGAAGGAGCGGAGACGGGGCCCGAGGGGGGCTATGCGCGGCTCCTCGCGACGCTGGGTGAGGGCAACGCAGCCTTCGAGGAGTTCGGCGGGGCCGTCGTCCTCGGGCTCGCCACCAAGTTCAAGAAAGCCCTGTACCTCGTCGGGCCGAAGGACGCGGGCAAGTCGCAGATCGGCATCTTCCTCCGCACGCTCCTCTCGCCGCCGGCCCTCGACGCGAACCGCTGGATCGCGTGCGTGCCGCCCGCGGACATGGCCGACAAGTTCCGGCCCGCAGATCTTGCGTCGGCCATCCTGAACCTCGTGGACGACAAGGATCGCGACGTCATCCTCACCGGCGCGGCGAAGACGGCGATCGCCGGGGGCGAGTTCACGGCGTCGAGAAAGTGGGGCCACCCCTTCACCTTCCGCCCTCGAGCGGGGTGGCTCATCATCGCCAACGAGCCCCCGCGAACCGACGATCCGGCCCTCCAAGAGCGTTTCCTCGTCGTCGAGTGCAAGGCGACCTATGAGAAGCCTGTCCACGACTTCGGCGAGCTCGTGGCCATCACGGAGGCGCGCTACGCGGCTGGACGGCTCCTGATGGGCGCCGTGCGCCTCCTCCGCGACGGCTACACCGTGACGGAGAGCATGCGCGAGGCCGCTGAGGATGCGCGCATCCAATCAGACGCTAATGCCATGTATTTGCAAGAGACTTCAGAGCCCGCGTTAGCGGCGGGTCTCACGCTCGAGGAGCTCTATTCGCGATACCAGCTCTGGGCGCCGCTGAACGGATTCAGCGTCTGCAACAAGGCCACTTTTCGTCAACGATTGAACGCTCTTGGGCACGTCGCCAAGAAAACGCATGACGGGATCCGCCGCTACTCGCTCAGGTTCAAGAAATCCTTGACACCCGGCAACTGATCGCGTAGAGTCTTCTCTGGCTGGACCTCCCTCCTGCCTTTGTGGTGGTTAAGAGGGCCGTCACCCGAATGGGTGGCGGCCCTCGGTGTTTTCGGGCTCAGATTGAGGGGAGGGAGGCAGGGAGGCAGGGAGGCAGGGAGGCAGTGATCTCTATTTCTATTTTTTATCGCGTGTGACAAATAAAAGAAGAGTATAAAGCACTGCCTCCCTGCCTCCCAAAATCAGCCAGGGGCCCGAAAACACGTGGGCCCCGCTGCTCGGAGGGAGGTGAGCAGCGGGGCCGAGTGAACCACGAACGCACCACGCACGGAGGGCTCCCCCCGCCGGCTGCGCCGTCGGTTCTAGTTTCACTGTACACAGGCACCCTGCGGGTGTCAAGTCGATCGGGGTGTGGGGCGGAATGCTACGGTTCGCGGTGGGGATTGACGTAGGCCTCGTGAACGGCCTTCGCTTCCTCTGTCTGCGGCCCTTGCTCCTCCAGCGTGGGCGGGGGCCCCGGTGGCAGGCCACGGCGAGATCGCCGCTCCTTGGCCAGCTCAGAGGCCTCTCCGGCGAAGGTGAGGAGCTCCTGGCAAAGCTCCTTGTCGTGGTCCGTGGTCGTGGGAAGCATCTCCAGGCCGCGGGCGAAGGTGGTGAGCGCGTCGTGGGGCCAGCCGACGACGAATTGCGGGGGAAGGTTCTGCACGGCGAACCGGACGATCTCCGTCGCCGCTGCGATCGTCCGCTCGATCCGCACCCGGGTGTCTCGGTTGACCTCGGCCCCCTTGGCCTTGGTTTCGGCGAGCTCGAGCTGGACCGTATGGAGGTCGAGCTCGAGGGTCGTGATGCGATCACGCAGTGCGTCGATCTCCGCGAGCGTGATCTGGACCATGGGCCCGGTCACTTCTTGCCCTTCCCGGTGATCTCGTCGTCCGGTGGGGGGCGCTTGACCGTCCGCGCCTTGCGGAGGGCCTCCTCGGCACCCTCGGCCCGCGCCTTCCAGGTCTCGAGCGTGCCTACGTGCGCCTTGATCGTGGTGTGCGCCTGCTCGAGGGCGAGCGCGGCCTTCTCGACCAAGACGCCATCGTCATGGAGGCCGTAGCCCTTCAGGGTTTGGGCAATGATCTTCAGCTTATTGACCACGGTTCCCGCCTTTCAGCCCTTGATCGCGCGGAGGGCCTTCCGCCCAACGGCCTTGACGCTCTCGAAGACCTGGCGCCAAGGGACTAGGGTGAGCTCGACGGCCTCCTGGCGCACGAATAGCAGGCAGTAGGCCACCGGGTATAATGCATGATTCTTCAGTGTTACGCTATGGGGAGCGTGATTGGTAATCGCGACCTCCCCGGCGTGTGCGGTGAAGCACACTGGCAAGTAACCCTCCGGGATCGGTGGTTCAATCGAGATCGTTCGGTCGGAGGAGGGGCTGATGAACCCGACGATCGGCATCCGTTGGAGCTTCACTCTTCCTCTCCAGTCGAGATCTCCTCGATATGCTTGAGCTCACCCAGTAGGATCCCGCCGAGCACGGGCGTCGTCACGAGCGAGATCAGGCCGCAAACCAGGATCCCCGAGAAGTACGTCGGGGCGTGGTCCAAGCCGAGATAGCTGCGCCCGTACCCAACGTCGCCCACGAGCGCGACAACGCAACCGATCCAGAAACCGGAGCACGCGGCGCAGGAGATCCAGCGGTCTACGGAGGGTGGGTACCGGCGCTGAAGCCAGCGCAGGATCTCGGCATGGGCCAATAGATACCAGACGGCCGTCACGATGACAGCGTAGGTTGTCGCTAAACCCATAACCCCTCCAATTCATTTGTCCCCGAGCTTGTCCTTCAGCTCCTCGGGCAGGAGGTCGAGCTTGTGACCCTCGGTGGCGACCGAGGAGCCGACGGTGCCCGTCCAGTTGTCGCAGAGGTAGCCGAACTCCACGAAGTTTCCGGGGGATTTCCCAGCCGTACAGATTCCGATGCGCCCTGAGTTAACCATGCGATCGATCGCGCTTTCCCGTGCGCGCTCGCGGCGCAGGGCTTGTTTCGCCACTGTTTCCTCGTCGCCGATCTGGTGAGCCTGCAAGGCATCCTCGGGCGTGATCCCGGTGTCGAGTCGGACGTGGCCCACGGCGACCTCGACGGCTCGAAGGTGCAGGTAGTGGTCCCGCACCCGCTTGTCGTTTGCCCAGTGGATGCAGTTCCAGCACCCGCGGCCCCGCTCGACCGTGCGGCCCGCGAAG